TGCCGATTACAGATTATTGACAGTTTTGGCTGATACACAAGCCGGTGGAATTGAAAACTTGGTTGCTCCAGGTTTCAATGGTTCTACTCTTTCTTTGACTAATCCAATCGCAAATTGGAGTTCAGAAGGTGGAGTAAGTGACATCCCAACGGATTTCAGTTTGACTCTCAAGAACAGCAATAGCACGACTCCTTACGGTGTCTATCAGTTCTCATTGGATAGTAGTGATTCTCACTACATTACCAATGTGTTCGGAACAGACCCAACCGCAGGCGACCCAGCAAAACAGGTTGCCGGTCAAAAGATTGAAGCCGCCTATTTGTATAAGATTTACGAAGATGCTATCTCCGAAGTTGTTGACGAGAAGACATCATGGTTGGTTGTTGGTGCCGCATTGCCATCTGGCTCTGTTTCTGGTGAACCAATGAACTACACTGATGCTTATTCCCGTGATTTGACCAACGGTGATAGTGCTTTCTCAATCACCAACGCAGCAACTCCTTGGGTTGTTTCTCAAAAGATTGCTCCTTGGCAACCAAGTGGTTCAGCAACTCGTTATGAGTTGTTCAGAGTATTGACCCTCGCTGATGGAACTTACACCAACACCCAATTCAAGGTGGAAGTAAGTAACGTCAAGTTGGCTGGAACCGTCGCTGGTAGTGATTATGGTTCATTCACACTCACAGTTCGTGCTTACAGTGATACTGATAAGCGTCCAGTGATTGTTGAACAATACAACACCTTGAATCTCGACCCAAGTTCTGCTAACTTTATTGCTCGCAGAATCGGTGACAGATACAATTACATCAATTTCAATGGTAAAGTAATTGAATTCGGAACATATTCTAACAACAGTACGAATATTCGTATCGAAATGAGTCCTAACAACTACCCTGTGACGGCAATTCCTTATGGATTTGAAGCATTGGTAGTCCCAACGAACGGTTCAATGGGTGCTTGGACTCCAACAGTGAAATACACAAAGGCATCAGTCTATGGATTGGCTCCTGGTAAATACCCATCTGGTATTACCTTCAACGACGCACCAACAGGTGCCGATGCTGAATTGTTCTCATTGTATCCACAAACCACAACTGGTGTCGGTGCCGCTGCTGATAACGTTCAGTATTTGGCTCCAATCCCATCCTTTGATTCAAATGGTGGAACTTACAACAGTGTTGGTAGAAACATTACCTTCGCTTTGGATGATGATTATGAATTGTATGGTGTCGGAACAGGTTCATACCTCTCCGGTAGTAACGCAATTCCTACCACATATGATGCCGTCAACGAAACAACTTATGTCAAAATGAGAAGATTCGTATTCGGTTTCCAAGGTGGATTTGATGGTCAATCACCAGCAGCTCCAATCAATGTTGGTGGCGCAATTACTCCAGGTAATACACAAGGTTTGGATTGCACAAACGTGTCATCTGCCGGTTCTATCGGATATGCTCAAGCAATTGCCGCAGTCGGTAATGCTGACCAATATGATATGAACTTGATTGTGGTTCCAGGTATCGTTCACCAAGACCACCCATACATCACCAACTTGATTGTTGATATGTGTGAGTCCCGTGGAGACTGTTTCTACATCATGGATTTGTATGTTGATAGTGGTAATCCAGCAACCGGTCAGATTGACCAAGTTGTTTCTTACGCCGCAGAATATGATACAAACTATGCTGCTGCTTATTATCCTTGGGTCAAGATTCTTGACACAAATAATAATATCGTCGTAACCGTTCCGCCATCCGTCGTGTTGCCATCAGTATTTGCTGCTAACGATAAGGTGGCTGCTGAATGGTTCGCTCCAGCCGGTTTCAACCGTGGTGGTATTCCAATCGCCACACAAGTAACCGACAGAGCAACTCACGAAGAACGTGATACTCTATACGAAGGCAAAGTGAACCCAATCGCAGCATTCCCAGGACAGGGAGTTGTTGTATGGGGTCAGAAGACGCTTCAAAACGCAGACAGCGCTTTGAACAGAATCAACGTTCGTAGATTGTTGATTAACATCAAGAAATTCTTTGCTTCAACAAGCAAATACTTGGTGTTTGAACAGAACGTTGCCGCTACAAGAAACAAGTTCTTGAGCATCGTTAATCCTTATTTGGAATCAGTTCAACAGAGAGCGGGCTTATACGCCTTCTATGTCAAGATGGATGATTCAAATAACACGGCTGACGTGGTTGACCAAAACATCTTGTATGGTCAAATCTACTTGCAGCCAACCAAGACGGCGGAGTTTATAGTGCTCGATTTCAATATACTCCCAACTGGCGTTTCGATGCCTAATGGTTAATAATCAAACACTTATACGTTAATAAAAGATTGAGGCGTTTTTCGCCTCTTTCTTTTATATGTATAAGATAATAACATTTAACCAACAAAACACTATGACACCATATGGAAATCCGGAAAAAATAAAGAAAATTTGTGAATGGACACACAAAGAATTCGAAGTTGACTGGAAACATAGAAAACAAAGATTCATTGATAAAAACGCAATGTATGAATGGAGAAAATTCCAAAATCATGAAGTCGTAAATTGCTTAAATTGTGGCAGACCATTCGAAAGATATAAACACATTTTACATCCACGAACAGGAAAACCAACACAATATTGTTCAAATAAATGTAACATAACTTCAAATGAAAAAAAACAAAAGCTTATAAAGTGGGGATTGTCAAATAAAAATCATTGGAATATTAAAGAATGTCAAGACAAGGTTAAGATAACAAAATTACAAAAGTATGGAGATTCTAACTATAATAATATGGAAAAGTATAAAACTACTATGATGAATAAATATGGTGTCCCATATTCGTTTTATCTTCCTCAATGTATGTCTAATGGAAAACGAATTTCCAATTTTCAACGTAAAATTTACATAGAGACATTAAAAGTTTATCCAGACGCAATATTAGAGGAATATTTAAAAGATGTTCAAAAATCCGTTGACATCTTTATACCATCAATAAACAAAGTAATAGAGTGCCACGGTGACTATTGGCATTGTAATCCATCAAAATGTAAACCGGATTATTACAATAAACTTGTTCATCTGACCGCACAAGAGATTTGGGATAAAGATAAAAGTAAAATAGAATTTCTTAAAAACGCAGGTTATGATGTTGAAGTTATATGGGAAAACACCAATAAACACTTTAAACATTCGATTAAATAAATCATATTTATTATCATGATTAAACTCAAAGATTTGATTATTGAAGGATGGAACTCCAACATCTGGCCCTCAAATATCTGGAACTCGGATATTTGGAATTCTGATATTTGGCCATCCCATGTTTGGGAAGGTGAGAATATAAATGAAATTGCCGGTGCTTTGAAGTTTTGGTGTCTTCCAAATGGAAAAATTGAATATGTTGGCGACCACATAGAATGGTTCTTAAATAATACTAACCAAGATAAATTTTATGGGATAAATAGATACGGAACGCCTTTGTGGTTAGACGGATTTGATGAAGATGGTTCACCTGAAGAAGAACTTTGTTCAGAAGCAGAAGATACCGACGTTTATAATTTAGCATATTCAAAGGGGTTTGTTCGATTAGTTAAAGAAAATAATGAAAATTCTCCATTGGTATTTGAATATTATCCAGGAAAACCACCTACACAAAAACAATTAAAATCAATGAAAGATTTTGCCATAGAAAAGGGATGGAAATTACAAGACAGAAATACAAATAGAGAAATTGATTTATTATGATAAAATTAAAATCATTATTACCAGAATGGTTTAAAGTCGGCATAAATGCTGGCCAGGATTTCGAAGTAGGTAAAACCGAAGAAATTTTCATTCAACATTACGCAGGATGGAAATCTGAAAAATTTCCTGATATGGTAAAGGTTTGGAGAGGAACAAACTCTCCGCATAATAAAATTAGACCAGGAGATTTCGTAACTTTTGACAGAGACTATGCTGAAGGATATGTTACAGGAAAGTTTGGTGCTATTGTAAAGGCAATATTACCATCAAAGGATTTGAAGGTTTACAAAATGGAACCTGATAGTTCTGAAATGGTGTATTGGCCTCATGGGCACTCCATCAAAAAATTTACAGGACACGTTCCAACGTTCAAAGAATTTTGGGAAGAATTTCGATAAAGCGAAAATAAATTAAAATTTATTTCTCACGTTTCCTGAATTAGAAAAATGGAAAGAATATTTATACGACGTGAGATATGAATCGTAAAACAACATTGAACGACTCTGTATTTGTTCCGTATGACGATAACAATATAGAGCACGTATTAGCAGGCCCCGATTACGGGCAACCTGATAGTTCCAGCGCCTGGAACGAAGTTGACTCCCTTGAATATCCTGACTACGTAGCTGAAATAGAAGAAAAAATTCTCGCCTTTCCCCACTTAAAAATTACTAAATTCTAACACTAGGTACACTTTATACTAAAGGTACATTTTAAGGTACAATTCATTAATTTTATAAGGTACATTTTCAACTTAGCTTCATCCGGTGTTATTCGGTATTTCCAGAGTATGTATAAAATAACATCTGTCAAGTTATTTTAATTTCACAAATCTATTTATACTAATATGGAAGAATATAAAAGAATCGTTTACGTTGACATGGATGGGGTTTTAGCCGACTTTGACCGTGGTTTTTATGAGATTACAGGCATTTCGACAGATAACCTTGCCGATGATGAATTATGGGCCAGAATCGACGCCTACGGTAAAGCCAAGTTCTTTTCAGAGTTGCCTTGGATGGATGGTGGTAAGGAAATGTGGAACTTCATTTCAGAAAACTTCCTAGACGTTAAAATCCTTAGTGCTTTGGGTAAATCTGATAAAATAGACAAACAGACCACACAAGGAAAGACTGCTTGGTTACGTCATCACATA